ATACCCTGAATACTTTGTAGTCTTCATCTGGTATCACCACTATTACCTTGACCTCGTGTACCTTAGGTGCCCTCACGTTCAGGATCAAACTAACTAGGTGTGCCACCCCTTCGGGTGAGTTAGCCCACACGTTGGTAGGCTCAGCGAAGGTACCCTTCTTAGCCAGGCACACATCGACGGCCCCCTCATCCACTGCCTCATTCCATAGAGTCAGCTTCACTGGCTCGCTGGCCCTTCACCATCATAGGGACCATCTATCCCTAGCTTCCCCCAGTACAAACCGAATCGCTTATGCTCAGCTCGAGCGAAGGATTCAGGTACCTCCTGCTCGTCCTCGACTTGCTGTATCATGTAGCCACACCCCTCACACTCAATTCCATGCTCTCTTGCTGGACCAGGGTGTAGACTAATCTGCTCATCACCACAGATAGGACACTCGTACTCACCGAGGAACCACTTCATAGATCCTCCCCATTAGTCATAGAGGGGCCGGGACTTGAACCCGGAGCAGATCGCTTGGGATGTCTGCGCCTCCCTCGGTTCCAACGTCAATTAAGTTGCAGCAGAATCGCACGTTGGCCCCCCAAGGGCACCCTCGTAGTTGTTCATGCGTTGAACGAGTTGATGGGATTGACTGCCCGGTTGTTCAGGCCGGCAGGCAAGGAGTACAATACCTGTGACGCAGAACCATCGACATCCTGCACCAACAGCCAACCCCTATTTCTCTATGATCTTGTAGTGTATCAGAAGCTCCATGTCATGCTCTTGCCCCTGTGGACTGTTATGATGGAAGTGATAGAACTTATCGTCCACCACCTCAGCATCAAGGTGGAACGTCTCGTCACAGTGGACACACCCTACTGTACACCCAAGGGCATCGGTGCTCATGATCTGAAGGGTACCATGCCCGCATGTTCTGAAGGGAGTGAACTTAGTAAACTGATCGACGTCGGTCATTTCTCTTTATGGTTGAGGGAGTGGATGAACTCGGAGTATGCCTTGCTTGATAAGGACCGCTCCAAGTATGCTGACTCCTGCATAATTTGAGTTTTCACCCGCACTAGCCGTTGAGCCTGCTCATGTACAGCGATCATATCGAACGCAGCTATAGCAGTGAGTACTGGATCTACCATGTCGAACGGGTTCTCCATACTCAGTGCATACCTACGTAGTATTCTAATCTCGTGCCGATTGATAGCGTAGTCCCCACCCAGGGTAGGATACACCTTAATAATCCTTCGGGGACTGATAGCTATTTGTCGTTCTCTTGCCCTATGCCGCAGCACCTTTGCTACGATGGGGCTCATGTCTTGCCTTGCCATCTGTGGTACTCCTGTGGTGAACAGTTGCCCGTCCCGAGTCATGAACAGTGACCTTGACGGTGTGAAGTGTGTGTCCTCTGACCTTGCGCCATTCAACTAGCGCACCTCCGTCGAACACGGGTTGATACCCTTGGAGACGCAGGTTTTCAACTACCCTTGTTAGCGTCCGCTTCGGTTCCTTCTGGGTTCGCTTCACTAGGCTTCTCCTCCTTCTCGGGGTTAGGGGCTATCCTGCTGGGTACAATGGTCGCGGTCTTGAACAGGTGTGGGAACTTCTTCTTGAACGCGGCTAGATTCTCAGGGAATCGCTCACCTGAGTTGTTGATCAGGTCCGTGATGTCGATGGTCACTAGGCAGCCACTCCCTTCTCAGCCCATATCTTACGGCGTTGACGAGTGAGAGCTACTGCCTTGGGTGGACGAGGGGCACGTACTCGCAAGCCACCCCTCCTATCCCAACTACCCGGACGCTTTGAGTTACGCCGGTCTCTTGAAGCTCTGTTCTTGGGCATCACTACCTCTCAGTTTGAAGGGACGTATGCACTGTCGATACACACGTGAGTACACGTACCACTGGGATATACCATCGACCCGGCTGAAGGTATGCCATTGCCCTGGATGCTTAGCGTTGGGCGACAGCTTGAGTACCTTGCTGAACGTGCTCAACTCCAGGTCATGTTCGGTGCATCCCATAGCTCGGCACATGTCTGGTCTAATGCGATACATGTATCTCCTTGTATCCGAAGTAAGTCTCTAGGAAGGGGACACCTATACGTTCCCCATTCTCTACTAGGGCTTCAAGTATGACACCATTCCACTGCTCACTCGGAGTGTCACCATAGATATACCAATCAGTGCCATCGGGTGAGGTGGGTAGCTTGCTTAGGTTCATGAGCCTAGCACTACCAAGAGGAGTAGGAAGAACAGCACCAACAGTAGGGCTGTCGACTCCATCACAAAGTTGTTCGCTCGTCTTCTAGTCATGGCCGTGTAACTCCTCACTGGGTGATAGACAGATGAGCCCATGAAGGGGGCCTATAGAGAAGCAGAACCCGTGTTGGATGAAGTCTATGCAGAAAGCTAGGCCCCACAAACTCCAGATCAGATAGAACTTTATCATGAGTTACGTTCCTGCTGATGGGTACGAAGTGCGGGGTCACCGCTGACTCGACCCGGCTTACCCGTCCTATCTTTGGGGTTGATGTAGTGCGTACCACAGAAGTCTATCCCCGTCTGGGATTGCCTGCTGCATTGCTTGCCAGATTTTGTGATACCCCTACACCTATCATTCTTTGGTCGTCTGGCTTGGGGTTGATCCATCTTGAACGCTCGTCTTAGTACCGAGTCAGGTGTATCCTCGAAGGCGACCGCTCTCTCTTGCATCGCCTCGAATACCTCCTGAGATACGCGGATCGTGCGGCCACCCGAGCTAGACAACTCTCGCATGGACCTACGTGATCCGTCACCGACATGGTTATTCATCGGGGTTGTAATCGGGCTGAGCCAACCGTGGATCATCCCACGCTATGTCACCCCACGGCTCACCGTTAGGTGCGAGTTCATCGGCACAGTAGTAGTGATAATCCTCACCGCAATGGGGGCAGATAGAATGAGGCATCTTCTCCCGACACGGGGCTTGGATAATCTTCTCACACTTAGAACATGATATGCGATAGGGCCATGGCTTAGTCATCCTTCTGCTCCGCTTCCCAGGTCTCAAGCTGCTTGGCTTCCTCAGCTTCCTGCTTCACGTTGTTGTGCATCTGGGTGATGGCCCCCATCATACGCTCGATTTCGATGGCAAGATAGAACGCAAACGGTTCGACGATCTTGTCAGCAACCAGGGGGTAGGTATCACGGCCCGTTAAGATGTCACCACACAGTGAGATGGTGTTGCGGGCCGCATCGAGATGCTCGTCGATGTAGGCTAGATCAGCATGTTGCATGAGGTGTTACTCCTTAGGGGAACTACGAACGAACAATGGGAACGGACCCGATGAAGGGCCCGAACCCAGTGGTGCTACCCGCGTTTGGGGATAGTGACGTACACTTCGTGGAAGTCCTCTTGGATACCGACGTAGGTCTGGCACCCGTTCTCACCATAGCATTTGATGAACGTGACGCCTTCCTTGCTGCTGATAATCAAGAGGACATCAGCCTCGTGGGCCTCAACGATGAGGCAACCCGGTTTGTCGGACAAGAGTTTGAAACCCGCCCATGACCCCTCGGCTTCCTCCTCGGTGCCGTTCATGAGGTGTTGCTGCCACCGGTCGATGTCCATGCGGGTCCACCAAGGTATGTCACTCTTGACTTTCTCCGTTTCCATCTTGCGGATGTGCTCAACTTGCTCGTCTGAGAAGCCCAGGACTTCGGCCGCCAAAAGTTCTTCGGCCTCCGTTCGTTCCTGAACTTCGGCTACTTCCGATGGTGCATCCATGTTGCTACTCCTAACTTAGAACGGTACGTTGGTGGGCGGATTTGCCCATGATTGAATATACACCAAGGGGGATCACGGCGCAAGGGTAGATGACAAAGTGTAGGGGTGACGACCGCAGGGGTAGGACCAGCCTCTCAACAGTCCACTTACCCGGTACCGAGATGCCACAGCCTTTTGATTGGGCGGAATGGCTCCCTCTGCGGTAGGTCAGGTGTTCATGCGTTGAACAACTACTCCCCGAACTGTACCGTCAGCTTCACTGTGTCAGGGTGGGGTGAAGGGACGTGTGTCTTCTTGATGTACACCGAAGGGACGGCCACTGCACCGTCACCTGCGTGGTCATAGCGGACAGTACCCTTGGTTTCCTTCGCCTTGGTGAGTACCATCGAAGTGGATGGAGCCATGATGTGCGCCTCGTAATTTAGGTAGAGGGAATGAGCAGTTTAACGCCATGCTCAGGGCGCACCCTGGGGGATGAACCTACTAGGCCTCGACTTCGGCCTCGACCCTCATGCCCGCAGCACGGAGGAACGTCAACTGTTCCTCGGTGAAGGCTTGCTCCGAAGCTTCCGAAGCACTGACCGTCGGGGCTGCGAACCCACCCGAGCGGGCACCGTACTTGTACCCGTCGACGTAGGACTGGACAGCGGCGTCACCCTGATCCAACCGAGCACGCGCACCGGCTTGACACTTGACGATGAGAGCCTGAAGGGCCAACTCGTGGATGTCCTCCTCGGGCTTCATCACGATGTTTCCCCAGCGTGGATCTTCGAGGTTGTCCGGTACCTCTTTCGATACCTCGACGGACTCGCCGCCACGCTTGGAGACGTTGAAGGTTGCTGTCGCCATGACTCTTACTCTCCCTTTGTTCGTGGGCCAGGTTCATCGTCACCTGTGCCCGGTAAGGGGGACCCACATGGTCCCTTGGTATGTATATAATATACCAAGTGGCACCCCATGTCAACCCTCTGATTGAATGTCCCCGGATGGCTGATAGTCCAGCATACTGAAGCCATGTGGCTTACTATCCTTCATACGTGCGACAGCATACTCAGCTGATCCATCTTCCTTGACCTCCCCTATCCACCCAGGTGCATCCGGGTCGGCAACCAAGTCAAACCCTATCATCTTGAGCTTGAGCTGCCATATCTCAAGGTCGAATGCCTCGGTGGGTGTGAAGTGAACAAGGTCCATCTGTCCCTCGAACTGCTTGAGTTTCTCGATCATGTCATGCTCGTTGGGCATGGCAGGTATGATGCCTGCTGATACACCACCCTGTCTATAAGGTACATGGACAGGCTCAATGACAACAGCTCTGTTCTGCCAGTCCTCTCGTACCCTGACCTGAGCACGTAGGCCATGATACCTACCACCACACTCGTTGGGTAGCATGTCGGTGGCCTTGAGTATGCGAAGGAACTGATACTTCATCTTGTTCATGCTTGATAGCTTCTCACAGTTGAATGAGATAGCATGGTTCTTACTCACACCCTGAAGGATAGCCTCCAGATGCTCAGCGTGCTGCTCAACCACACCTTCACGTATGTTGTATCCCATCAGTCTTCCGGGATGAGTAGGTGTTTGTAGTCTGAGGCAAGGAAGGCATGGTGTATATCTGATCCCTCGACTATGAAGAACGTGGTGTCCATCAACTTGAAGCACTCAAGTAGTTCCTCAGGTGTCTTGATGTCCTTGAAGTTAAGGACGTGCCTAACCAAAGGCTTAATCTCTGTCTCGTCCATCAGAGTGATACTCCTATGTAGGTGAGGTTACCTTGCTTCTCGAACTCAGTCAACTGCTCAATCATGAAGGTCACCGTGTCCCCTAGCTCTACGTCCTTGAATCTGAAGAGGGGTGGATGATCTTCAGGCCACTCACGTCCGATGTATAGGAGGACGGTGCTACCTATACGATAGAGTCGGTTGCGTTCAAGTGCGGTATACATCTAGCGGTACCTCCATAGGCGCCGCACCCACCCACTAGCTAGGTTCATACGTATGGTGGCTATCCTGGCCTTGAAGCGGCTCTCGTTCTCCGCTAGTGCAGCGATAGTAGCGGTGGCAGTGGCAGGCTTGACGTTGAACAGTCGAGGGTATCGCTTCGGGGGTAGCTTCAGGTCCACGCAATAGATACATTGCTGCCGCTTGCATAGCTCAGGTTCATACCACATGGCGCATGTCCAGAGTGGATCACACACACACTTGATAGGCCAAGCGTTATGCCTCTCTCCACATCGCAAGCATGTTACCTTCTTGATGCGCGTGCCTTTGGCAGGGTCGTGGACTCGTATGATCTGACCCGCATGTCCGAATTGTAGCAAGTGACCGAACTCTGACTTAACTTGCATTAGTTCCTATCCATCCTTCCATGTCATTCGTGACCACCCTTAGGTGTAGCCTCACGGGCCCATGCTTGAGCATGTAGCTAAGGATACCTAGCTCATACTCATAGTGCAGGGGCGGTGCGTATACCTTGAGGTACATCCACGTAGCCCATAGAGGTGTGTCTTGCAGGCGTACCAACGCTGTGCTTGGTGCCCTCATCACTTCATGTTGGTTGGGATGAGCATGGCTATCAACACGAGTAAGCCAAGCGCGAGTAAGAACCCTACGATTGTGATAGCGATTGCTTTCCAGCTCATGTGTCCTCCTTCTTGGTCACCGTCACCGTGTACCTACGTTCGGGGTCAAGGTTGATCAGTGCCCCTTGGAATAGCCGGTCAAGCTGTGCTTTGTCATCATCAGTCCCAAGGTGTGCTCGTCCACGATAGGCATACCTACCGTTGATCATGAGCTGCATCTTCACGGCTATCATCACTCATGTACCACGTCGGCATCACCCGGACCAGGAGGAGGTGAGTCCACATCAGCACCTATCATACGGCTATCACCCGAGTAGAACGGTGACTCTTGTATCCCTTTGAAGGGCTTACGATAGGCGTCGGTCAACTGATCAACGTCACACTCAGGGCAGAAGGTCATCTCCTCAGCCGCTGCTACTATCAACGCCGGGCTGGTGTAGCTAGCTAGTGGGAGTGAGGCAGACCTGAAGTAGTACATCTCCCTCGTATCTGTCAGCTCCCATGCATTGGCGCATGTCTGACAGTAGATGAACTGGCTTGAGTTGTCTAGCGTCATGTCTCCCCCTTGGTCGGTGTCATGTGGGTATACCACAATATACACCCCACTGACCCATCGGGTCAAGCCCAGCCACGCATGTCCAGGTCTCCAACAACCAACAACCATCGGAGTGGGGGTGTGTGGGTGTACCCCCTTGAGTGAGTGAGGGGTTCAATTAGATATTAAAAAAAAGTATATATATATAATAAGGACTACCTCTCTCAACATCGCTTGCAACGGTGCGCAAGGGGTCATCGCCCAATGGTTGTAGGTTGTTGGTCAAGGCACATAACTGCCTCATTAGCCAGCTGCCCGCGCGTAGGTGTTCATCAGGTGAACAACTTGGGGGGATAAGATGAGATGGATTAGAATAGCGCGCAGGGGGTGCCCTCACCCCTCGCTCACTTCAAGGGCTGGCGTCTGCTGATGTGCTCTAGTTGTTTCTACCGCTGTCCGTCTGTCGGGGGGTGCGGATCACGGTGGTCGATCAGGTATTAACTAGCGGCGATGATCTTAAGCCGCGCTTCCACGAAAGCCCGCTGGCTCTCGGTGAACCCTTGGTCGTCCACTTCTTCCTTCGTAGCCGTCGGAACGTATGCCGTCCCTTTGGCGCCGTCGGCCACGAATGTTGCGGCGTATGCTTCCGCGGCGTCGCCATTCGGCAAACGCTCACGAAGGCCCGTCGCCACGTCAACCGTCCACTGTGCTACCGCACGGTTGATCATCCGTGGAACCGTTCCGAACATCGACTCGATGAGATCCATTTCGTCGATGGCCGTCGGGGCGTTCCGCTTAAACTCGTGCGAAATCCCACCCGTCGGTTTCGTGCTCCATTGGTGCTTTAACATGGTATACTCCTCGTTAGAGAACAAGTTGTGATACCGTGTCCGCACCCACCCGAATTGTCAAACAACATATGCGGGTCATGTGATCCGACCCACATGCCTTTCCAACATGCAATACCCATGCCACGAAAAAAACGGGGCGGACATTGGGGGTTCGGTATATGTTCGGGTGGCTGGGTGTCAATGTGACATGACATATCGGCATAAAACCATGCCATTGTGGCACCGTCGATTAGGCATGTTGGTACCATGAGGGGGGTACCCCACATCCCCCCATTGGAGGCGCTACCCCCAAGAATGCCTCTCCAACCATATCTAATTTTTTTGAGAATGTCACAGTGGGATAGGGAACGTTGATACCAAATGGCTGTGTTTGATACCAAACTTGATACCATAGGTGTTCAATGTATGAACGAGTGGAGATATCGTCGGGACGCGGGGACTCGCTCGCGCTCGCTGTTCCACATGTATTCACGGTGTAAGACGATCCCACCCGTGGACTTTTCCGTCCTCTCTTGACATTTACACGGAAACCTGTTATGATGATGAGACGGTACTGTTCCGTCCTATCTGCTAGGGACCGAGTGATGAACGATGGCAACTGATCTACTCCCTACGATGAACGGGGACAAGGCCTGGAGTCCAGACAAGTGGAATCCACGCCACAGACTCATTGTCGCCCTACACCTAGCAGGGGATAAGAACAAGGAGATAGCAAGGAAGCTTAAGCTGTCTCAGTCCCACATCTCTTTGATCCTCTCCGATCCCAGGGCCATCTACGAGATAGAGCACCTGGCTCAAAGCGTTGCTGATCGGACAGTCGATACCGCCCTCAGACTCAAGCTCTATGCCAATGAAGCTCTTGACGAGATAGTCGAGGAGATCAGGACCTCACGCAATGAGAAGGTTAGACAGACTGCTGCTTTTGGCCTTCTTGACCGTGCTGGTTATACTCCTCTTCGTATCAACATTGATGAGGCTCCTCCTACACTTCCCGAGGATGTTGTTCAGAGGATGGAGGAGACGACGAGAGAGCTGGTCGAGTACAAGGGATCGTATCGAGAGGTAAAGCCAAAGCCGAAAGAGCCAGCGGAGAAAGTCGACTCAGGGTATATAGATGGGATGGGTATGCCGAGGGGAGAGGCTGAGGATGACTGAGGGCATTAACTCTGAGTATCAGGTTACTGCTCCTGAGAACCTGCCGAAGAAGCCAACCTCTCCAACTGAGGAAACTCGGCAGTACATGCGAGACCTTGGTAAGACCAATCTCTACTATCTCTGCAAGGTAATCCTCGGCTATGACAAGTTAGTTCCCCACGTTCATATGCCGATGTGTGAGTTCGCTGACACGGTGAAGGCTAACCGTCGGCTGAAGTTGATGCCTCGGACCCACTTCAAGACAACCATCTGGACGATCGCGTTGTCAATCCAGGACATCATCGTTGATTGCAACGTCACTATCCTCATCGTTGCTGATACAGGCACCAACGCCTCTCGATTCATGAGGGAGATACAGCAACACTTCGAAATGAACGAGTTGTTTCGATGGCTGTACCCTGAGTTGATACCCCCAAACTTCACGAAGGCCACCTGGTCGCAGACAGAGATGATCGTACCGCGGACTAAGGTCCGTCGGGAGCCGACAGTTGATGCCATTGGCGCTATGGGAGGCATCGAGTCACGCCATTACGACATCATTCGCCCAGATGACCTCGTAACTGAGAAGTGCATCCACTCTGACGTCGAGATGGATAACCTGAATACGTGGGCTGGAGGTCTAGAGTCGCTTCTCAACAACGAAATGACCGGATTGATCGACTTTACGGGTTCCAGGAAGAAGAAAGGCGATCTATACGAGGTTCAGACCAAGAGATACAGCGATGGCTTCGAATCTCAGGACATTGGGCCTCATGCAACCCAGGTTGGCGATCTAGCAACGTTCTGGAGGAGGGATATCGAGGCCGGACAGCCTATCTTCCCCGAGCAGAACTCAATGGCCTTCCTGATGCGGCTGAAGAAGTTCGATCCGCAGAGATACCATGCTCAGTACGCCAACAGTCCGAAGGGGACGGGGCTCAACACGTATAACGATGAGGCTCTTCGCTTCTGGCGTTGGTCAGACGACCGTAGGACTATCATCTGTGCCCATGAGGGAGAGCAGTTCCTTAAGCTGTCTCCTTGGGGTGGAGAGAGGATCATAGTCTATGACCCGTCAAGGGCTGAGCATAAGGGATCATCGCAGAACTCGATCCTGGTGATCCTCAAAGGTTATCCACTTCCCTTCCGTATCGTGCTAGAGGCTCACGTAGGTCACTACCCTCCAGATGAAGCGATCAACCTTCTATTCAGCTTGAACAAGAAGTGGAAGCCAACGATCGTATCGGTTGAGCATCGAGGGTTCCAAGGGGCAGTGAAGTACTGGGTGGAGGAGAAGGCGGAGAGGGAAGGACTGGATGTACCCCCGATCGTCCTGTGGCCTCCGAAGGGATCTGAGAAAGCACAGTGGGCTAAGGATGAGCACATCAAGGCTGTGCAGCCTCTAGTCAACTCCAACCTCGTTTGGCTGCATAAGAGTCAGACGGAGTTGATCGAACAGTTTGAGTTCCACCCTAATGTTCGATACGATGATGGAGTGGACTCGTTCTCGCAGAGCTTGGACTACTGGCCGGCTCTGATGAGTGAGGCTGAGATGATGGAACATGCTCAGACCGAGAAGGACTTCGTTGAGCAGAACATCGGAGTCTTTCCCATCTTCCGAGACAACGAGAAGAAAGCTTGGGATGAGGAGAAGTTCCTGAGTCAGCTGAATGCTACTGGCTATCGCACTCAGATAGGAAAGTAACATGCCGCACCAAGTCGGACACACTCAAGACGGTCCTGGTGATCCTGGTACCATCGAGGCGATACTGCAGTTATTGGCCGATGCTGCTAGACCACGGGACCCAAGGACAGAACTACTTGAGTCTCTGTTCGCTCAGCAGGACGCAACGGACGTAACAAGGAGAGTAACGGAGACTCCTGAGCCAGGGACAGTGATGGACTTCCTCGCTAATCTAGGAGAGTTGGCTATTGACTTCTCTCCCGGTGTAGGGGATGTGAAGGCTGTTGCGGTCGATGCTCCTGAGCAGTTCGGAGAAGGTCGGAACCTTGCTGGGATCATTAGTATCCTCAGCGCTATTCCCGGTGTAGGGCTTCTCGGAGATCTGGCTCGGGGTGCAGGTAGAGGGATAGGGCGAGGAGCCTCAGAGATCGGTACTATCCTCGATAACATTGCCAATGCCAGGACGGGCGGCACTGTGACGGGGAGGATGGGAGGAACCAACGCCATTGATGAGTTGCTGAGTCTGGGCAGAGGAGGGGGTAAGACTCCGGCTCCGGCTTTGGACGAGGAAGGGCTACGGATCTTTGAGGATCTACTGCGTAGACAAGGACCTACACCTGGAGCAGCTGAAGCGGCAAAAACAGCTCGGGCAGGAGGGACTGAGAGAATAATCAACGACCTCCTCGCGGAGTCAGGTGGAGATCCTGGAGCGGATGCGTTCGAGAGGTTGATCGAGAGGCTGGGAGGGAAAGGCGGGACTCAAGCAATATCACGACCTGTGCCTACCTCTCCCCTTGAGGATATTCGATCAGAGATCTTTCAATCACTGAGAAGGCCAGATCCTTTCGGTGATATAGCAGCACAGAGTGAACTGACTATCGAACAGCTCTTGGAGCTGGCTCGCAGAAGAGGAGAGAGATAACCGAGGCGTTCATCGGTTGAACAACTATGGGAGTTAAGAGTGGAGTACCAACTACCGTGAATGGAGTCCAAGTAGGAGCTACGGACTTCAGTGAGTTTGCGGTAGCCCCTGGTCTGCCAGCTGGTATCACCGCGTTTGGTAGCGGCCCTACTGGTGTGAGTATAGAAGATACTCCTCTGACTCCTACCTTCGGTGATGAGGGCAAGTACTTCGAGATGACCGGCCAGCCCGGTAATACAAACTGGGCTTTTGGGCTAGATGCTTTCTTCGGGATTATGGAGCAGGGTGAGATACTGATTAGGCTCTACTTCAACATCAACGGAGTCAAGAACCGTGCCACTCTTGGGCCCTGCATGAGTATAGAGGATTCGTCAGGCATTAGCGGAGCGCAGGCTTGTGTCCTTGATCCAGCTGTTAGTCCTCCAGAGGTTGCGGGTGGAGTGTTCATAGGCGGTGGGGATGCTCATGTTGGTTTCTTTGATATTCAAGAGCCTATCCAAGATCCTGAGTGGATGTGGTTTAGGGCTAGAAAGACTAACAACCCTGGTAGCCCTTCAGAGGATGACTGGCAAGTCACAGCTTGGTATGGTGATCTATCAGATGAACCCTCTAGTCCAGATGGGATTGACCCTGCTCCTCAATCTAACACGGCTCCTCGTGGATTGTTTGCTCTGGGATGGGCGCAAGCAGCGTTTGGAGCTATCGTTCCTCAGAGGATCGCATTTCTATCGTACTCAGAGAACCCAGCAGTTGAGCCACCGCCTGTTCCGCCTTTAGGTGCAGCTACTATCTGGACACCGTTCCCTGCTGCAAGGTTGGGCCCACTATCTCCGAAGCCTGTCATTTCTGACATTGAAGCTGAGTATGATGTGAGGCAGTTAGTCCTTAACGATCTTGACCCAGTTTCGACTTGGCCTGATTCGTCAGGTAATGCGAGAGACGCTACGAGTGTAGCTATTGATCCGACCTATCTTTCGGCTGGTTGGGATATAGATACACCTGCTGTCCGGATCGAAGACGATGATGCATCGAGCGATAACGAGCACTTCTCTTTCGATGGCTCGTGGATTATCGGTACTGCGCTTACCTGGTTCTGCGTAGTTGAGGCAACGGATCTCACACGCAACATGGCTATCATAGGAGCGAATGGGTCCGGTTCGCCAGGCAATCGGAACTTTAATCTGTTCGTCCGAGGTTCTGACGGTGCGTTGATCTGGAACCGCTCGCTCAATACCTACGATCTCGTCTCTCCACCCGGTACGATTGTAGAGGGCGGTAGGTACATCATCGTACTCAGGATGGACGCCTCAGGCGTTATGGATATGCGGGTGAATGGAGAATTGGTAGCTGGCCCGGCATCGGGGAGTACACTCGGGCTTAACGTAGACTGGGCTGCCACTGAGGGCATGGCTGTTGTGTCCGATCAGATCACTGGAGGGTTTGGTTTGATCTTCGGGGACGACAAGCTCTTTGCTTGGATCAGTGGATATTCGGTCGCGGCTTCGGATGAGCAAATAGAGCAGATGGAAGCTCATCTAGCGGGGATCTTTGGAATTGACGGACGTACACAGTGGACGGACCAGCCCGCCGTTTCACCTGGTACCGTGTGGGCTAACCTACCTTAAGTAAGGAGCTACCATGCCGACGCAATCGTTTCCGAAACATCTGAAGGGTGTAGCAGCTCGCCCGGCCACCGATGAGGCCACCACGGTTGTTGAACTCAACTGGTCGGCGGCTGCTGAGAACACTGCTGCGGCTTTGGGTATTGACCCTGCGGATCTGAAGGACCTGGTAGGATCGGGGAAAGATGGACTCATCACCGTAACCGATGTGAAGAACTGGGGTGGGGAGTCGGAGACCGAGTAATGGCAAAGAAGTCCACAGTCTCGGTGGCTAAGGCCAAAAAGATCCTCAAGGACGGTAAGGTGAACGGAAGGACTTTGACCGCCAAGCAACGTAGATTCTTCGGGGCACGAGCAGGGGGTAAAGGTAAGTAATGCCTAAAACTATCATCCCGCAGCCTGTTGCGGAGCTGAAGGTCCTCAAGGAAGAACCCAAAGAGGAAGCTGAGGCTCCGATACAGCAGACGCCTATCTCGGCTATGATCCCAAGTGTCATGTGGGATCCTATCTGCGATGAGGTCACTGCTTTCGTTCGGGACGAGATCTATCGAGCCCAGAGTGAAAGAGCTGACTTTGAGCGGAAGTTGGCTCGGTGGAAGCTGGTCTACGATGTACCGATGCCTGAGGGACCCAAGACGTTCCCCTTCTTCGGTGCGTCGAACTTGACTCTACCCGTCGTGAAGGAAGCAGTTAACACTCTCACTGCTCAGCTAGTTCAGGCGACCCTAACTGCTCGTCCCAGGTGGGTGCTGCAGGATCTAGCTGAGGAGTGGGAGCCCTTCATCGACGAGATCGAGACCTTCATGGACATAGCGTCTGAGAGGGACATGAAGCTCGGTACCAACGCCGTACCCTGGATTATCGAAGCTGGTAAGATGGGGACTTCGATCATGGAGATCGGATACGACGTGTGTGAGAAGGAGATGTTTCGGATTACCGCTGATGGGACGGGAGTGTATCCTCATCTCATGGTAACTCGAGATGGTCCTCTCACCTACAACATGGCGTTGGAGGACTTCTTCATTCGCTTCGGTGAGTCAGATATCCAGACGGCTCGATGGTGTGGCAAGCGGATTCGACTCAACGAGATAGAGATCCAGGATCAGGAACGGAATGGACGCTTCGAGAAAGGTACCTGGGAGTCTCTCAAGCCCAAGCAGCCTGACGGTAGTCGAGACCCAGTAGGGAAGCGTCTGTCAGAGGACATCGAGAAGACTGAGCCGACCGAGAGATTGGAGTACGTGTTCTACGAGATCTGGTTGTCGCACAACTTGAAGCCGAAGGCGGCTGGCAAGCCGAAGATGACTGAGATCGTCGTCTATTACAACCAAGAGTTGAACAAGATCGTAGGACGTAAGTTTCATCCCTTCTGGCATGGGAAGCGCCCTTTCATCAAGCTGGTGTACTTCCCAGTCGAGAATCGGTTCTACGGTCAAGGCCTGTGTGAGATGCTGGAGCAGATCCAGGAGGCGATCAGCGCTCGCTTCAATCAGCGATCAGATAACATCACTCTGGCCAGCTTGAAGATCTTCCTGAAGCGGAAAGGAGTCAGGGCTCTACAGCCTGGTGATCCACTGTACTCAGGTAAGATCCTGGAAGTGATGGACGTTCATAACGACATTCGAGAGATGAAGATCTCTGAGATCTATCCCTCGACTGTGAACGAAGAGCTGATGCTCAGGGACTATGGAGATAGGCTAGCTGGGACTAACGAGGCGATATCCGGAGCCGCTCAACCAGTGACTCGGACTACCGCATCGGCCCAGCTAGCCCTTCTCCAGGAGCAAGCAAAGCGGATCGACTTGACGGTTCGCTCGATTCGGAACGGGATGAACGAGATTGGGGCTCAAGCCATGGATCTCTACTTCCAGTACGGAACGAATGGAAAGGGTCTGGCTTGGATGGGAGAGAAGGGAAGGACTGTCGAGGCTGTCTTTAGGCTCCCTAAGAGAGTTGTGGAGTTGGGTCTGGCTCTGAGGATACAGGTTCCCACCTCCCTGCAGAATCGACAGGTCAAGCGGGAGAACTCTATTGCGATGTTCAACCTGCTGAACTCTCTCTATAAAGAGATGATTCCTCTAGCACAAGGATTGGCACCTGATGCGCTCCCAGCGGTGGTATCGGCGATGGTGGGCGGGGCTCAGAAGTTTATGGGCGACGTCCTGGAGACGTTTGACATCTCAGACCCGGAAGAGGCGCTTGCAGGTCTTACGGTCCTTGAACGCCTCCTTCCTCGGCCCGAAGACTTGGGGGGATTGGAAGCTTTCTCCCGCGGAGTTGAGTCAGCTGAGGTCCTTGAAAAGCTCTCAGGGCTGGAAGATCTATACCGCGAGGCTGAAAGACTTAGGTCTCGAGACACTGGAGTACCTGAGTCTAGCGGAGAGCCACCAAGACTTCCTCCGCCGACAAGGAGCGTTGGAGAACTGGACCAGAGTATTCTCCTTGGTGGAGAGCCTGTCGGAGGTTAACGAGACTACGTTCGAAGAGTACGTAGCGAAGATGATGAAGGAAGGGATGGAAATGATGGAGAAGGAACAGCCTGAATTGGCTGCTATGCTCGCGAAGGAGATGTAACCCACTACCCTCGTCGATGAGAGGTGAATGATGGCCGAGGAATCAGTTGTAAAAGATCCACCTGCGGGAGATCCACCGGCAGATCCGCCGGCTGATCCTCCGAAGGAAGGAGATCCGCCTGCACCACCGACAACGATCTCGTTGGATGCGTTACCGGAGGATCTGAGGAACAGACCAGAGGCCGAGATTAAGTTTCTCTTGGAGCACATGGTCAACACGTTGGGAAACAGGAACAATCAGGTAGATGAGTTGAAGGATCAGATCGCGGAGCTGCGGGGTGCGGTAAGTACGCTCCCTCCGGCTGATCCAGATCCTAACGACGCAAAGCCGATGGAGGAGTTGATCCTTGAAGACGTTGATGCTGCTCTGGATCGCTGGGCTGCGAAGCGGGGATACGTCAAGGGGATGGGTGAACTCTCTGAGCGAGTTGGAGAGGCTGAGTTCTCGATGGTGTCAGCGGGGATTGCTGACTTCGCGGAACATGAGCCTGCCATTCGTAAGTTGCTCAAAGAGGGTAACCTGCCTGCCAATCGGCAGAACATCATGGGAGCTTACACCATGGCAGTCGGGAACGCGGTGCTCGATCAACGAGCGAGGGATGCAAGAGCTGATGTGGGAGGTATTCCGCCCAGCAAGACAGATCCCCCACCGCCAACTGGTGACGAGCCTACGATGAGCGAGCTGGAGGTTGAGGTTGCTCGCGCTCACGGTATCACTGATCCGAAGGAGTGGATGAAGTATCGTGACGGTGTTGGCCTTGACGAGCTGAAGCTCCCAACCTGAGGACGAAGAAATGCCGAAGATGACACCAGATGCACCGACGCCCGAGAGGGCAACTCCTCCGAAAGAGGAGAAAGCGCGGGCTCCCCATACCCGAGTCAAGAGTGGGGGCAGAGTTCAAAAGCGGCTGAGGCTGCTTGCAGATATGTACATCGCACTCAATCCCGAGAAGGGTGTACGCTTCGTCTTCCATCCGGAGAACAAGCCGGATCTATCGAACGTAACTAGCCGACATATCGACGGGTATCGGTTAGTGTACGTGAAGGACCTTGGTACGAACCTCGCTGAAATTCTACCAGGGATGAAACCGGAGGATCCTGTCAGAGTCGGAGATACGGTGATGATGTCTATTGCCAAGAAGATTCAACAGGAGATGGCTGAGGAACTCGACTACGCCGCCGCTGAGGAAAGAGATCGAGTTCAGGAGGAGTTCTATCACTCCATTGAAGAAGTTACTCTTGACAAGGGGATGAAGGCCTCGTACAAGCCTCGTCCCATGGGAGAGAGTGTCACGGAGTTCATAGAATCGGAGGTTGAAGGACCTGAGTCTCATCGTGAGCCTTAGGATACTTTTTCGCTAGGAGACACCAATGGCTCTGCCTGCAATCCCGAATACGGGAAGGCGGATTCGTAGGTTCCCCTTGGAGAGCTCGGCTTCGTATGTTGAGGGCGCTGTTGTTCTGTTGGATGCAAACGGCGAACTCGTCGAAGCTGGCGCTGATCCGGCGGTAATCTTGGGCTTTGCGGCTCATGATGCAGTGTTGCTTGAGTTGAATCCAGATCCTGGGTTCGCTCTCGTATTCGTTGCTTACCCCGACAGCACGTTCTTCCTTGAGGGACTTGCAGATCCGATTGCTGGAGACGTTGGGGAATCCCGAGATGTCGGCGTCGACGGGAATGGAGTCGCTTTGCTAGACACCGCGAGTGGTGCGGCACGTCTGCTTATCGAAGACTTCTACCTGAAAGGCGAAGGCCCCGAGGGATTCTTTGAGGTCAGTGTCTTGGCGGCGAACCGTCAGTTCCAGATCTAGGAGAGATCATGACTGTTGTGAGAGGGCAATTTGACGACCTCTTGCGGCCTGGTGCTCGTAAGGTCTTTATCGACGACTACAACGAGCTTCCTGCGATCTATCCTGGCATCTTCAATGTGGACACGTCTGGTAAGGCGTACGAAGATGACTTGGTAGTGACTGGTATGCCAATCGCCGTCAAGAGGCCCGAGGGAACGCCGATTGCAATGGATCGGCCGAGGTTCAGAGGGAAGGTCCGCTACATCCACACGGGGTTTGGTCTTGGGTATGAGATCACCCGCGAGGCTGTTGAGGATGACGTTTACGGTGCGCTGAACAGTCAAGGCGCCGCGAACCTGGCTCGCTCGATGAGAGAGTCGGAAGAGGTAACCGCTCATGCTGTCTTGAATGGTGCTTTCTCGACCATCTTGACGTATGACGGAGTGAGCTTGATCAACACGGCTCACCTGGGAGTTGGTTCGCTTACCTTCTCCAACCGGCCGAACCCGGAAGTGGACCTGTCGACGACTGCCCTCAAGGGGTCGTTGGAGAGGTTCATGGATCTCCGGACCGACCGAGACTTGAAGATCAACATGATGCCGTCGTCTGTGCTCGTGTCGATCTTTGGGTGGTTCCAGGCGCTGGAAATCTTGCAGACGCAGGTCGTCACGACTACGTTTGCGGCGGACGGTATCGAGTCTCTCGAGGCCTCGAACGTCGTCAGTCGTCAGGGCTTGATGCCGATGAAGTCTCAGTACCTCACGGATGCAGATGCGTGGTTCACTTTGGTTCCGAAGTCGAGCCGTTCGTATCCGTTGCAGTACTTCTGGCGTTCGACTCCGCAGGATGTGAGTGGTTTCGAAGGTCGGGAGCAGATCAGCTGGTTCGGGATCCTTGCGAGGAACAGCGCGGGTTCGACGAACTGGCGTGGTATCGACGGATCGACTGGGATCTAACCAGTTGTTCAACGCATGAACAAGGTGGACCGATGACTGCCGTTTTGCTTCAAAGCGTCAAGAAGGGATCGACAGGCTGGATATGTCTGAGGAGAGGCAACCGTCTGCAGGTCTCTGGGATGGAGGAGGGAGATCGTTTGACAGCGTCTTTCATACCTCCAGGAGAAGAGCTGTCCATCGTTGAGGACGGTTGTTTCTCTTTCCCGGCTGAGGCGGAACATGTTCAGCTTGAGCATCAGGAGTTAGCCAGTAGAGAGAATGGTGGTGGAGTCAACGTGGACCTCGTACAGGTGAAAGTCTAATGGGAGTTCTTACACTGTTACAGATCCGTACCGAGCTGGACTCTGCTATGGGTTCCAGGTCGAACGTTGACGATGCCCGTCGAGATGTTTGGATCAACCTGGCATATACTGACATTGCGAGTGGAATTGACTTCACTGAGCTAGACGATGATCTAGCCATACCGACGGTACAGGGACAGAACAACTATGCAGGGCCAGCAAATCCCCTGATCGTCCAGCTGTTGCGTGATGAGGACAACGACAATCTTCTGACCTGGATACCAAACAGTGAGTATTTCAGGTTGGATCGAAGTGTAGCAGAGGCTGTACCGAAACGGTGGACTAGGAGAGGCGACGAACTGTTGGTCTTCCCTAACCCTAACGGAGTTATCCAGCTTCTGGCGTTCTTCAAACAGACGCCGCCTCCACTGGTAGGGGATGGAGACGTGACCATTCTGCCTCCATACGTAGATAATGGTGTGCTGCTTCTAGGCATAGCCTATGGCCTGTTGGCAGTAGGTGAGGATGCAAGAGCAGTCACCTGGACCAATCGAGCGATAGCCTACTTAGGGAGTCGATTGACTGGGCAGGACTTCTCATTCCTTCTTGGCGGGTTGACACAGACTCAGCCTACAGCAGCCGATCCGGTGGAGGGTTCAGCAAGTGGGACTTGAGACACTGACGGAATTCAGAGATGGGATCAATCTCGCTCTAGGTGAGAAGCGTCAAAGTAACGAACGACTTGATCAGTGGATCAATGACGCTATCGTCGAACTGTTTGGCGAGCTGGATATTGCAGGACGGAGACAGGGCGCTACTGCGGATCTCGTGATCGGTCAGAGAGAGTACGACGTTCCGACAGATCTCCTTGCAATGCTAGTTCTGCGAATCACCGATATCAACAGGAGACTGATTAAGACTTCGGTTGAGAACTTCGAGTTGTTCGATGAAACAACGACAGGGTCTCCAACTCACTATATGCGTGTAGGTCCCTTCATCAGCGTCTTTCCTCTACCTGATGCTGTGAAGGAGTTGAAGTTGTTCTTCATCAAAGAGCCTGCTACACTGGCTTTACCGGCAGACACATCTGGATTACCTTCGATGTATGATAGGGTGATCCATATGATCGGGCTGAGGAACGCGTTGATAGACCTGGAGGAGAATGAGAGAGCTACCTTCATCTTCCAGGCTGCCGAGAACAAGTTGAGAAAGCTGCCTACTGAGGCGTGGTTGGAAAGCCAGAATCCTCAAGAAGGTATCCAGATCGCTCGGTCATTTAGGGACCTACAACAGGATCCAAGGCTGGGTGCGGATGAGACCTTCCAAGGGAGAATCCTCCTGTGAGTGAGCGCTTTGATGCTGAGGCGATTCTCCGCGCTGCTGCATCAGGACAGATCCCTAGTGATGGGGACCTTCTAGTCCGTGGACCTGATGGATGGTTCTTTGGACGGGTAGGAGCTCCCTCATCTCCTGAGGAACCTGGAGACGGTGGCGGCGGTGGAGGAGGAGGAGCGGTCACTTTTTCCGATATAGCAGGTGTTGCCTTCAACCGTCAGATTACTGAGTCTGCGGTGAAGCAGCATGAAGGTGCGCTGGACATCGGGGCGCTTCAGGTATTCGGAGGGATCTTTGGATCTGGTACTCCCTTCCCTGACCTGACTTATACCTTCCCGAATCTAATGCGGAGGGCGTTAAGGACTATCACGGCAGCAGATACAACGTACACAGTAGTCAATGGAGACTGGCACATAAACGTAGATATCTCGTTGGGGTCTGTAGATATTCAACTTCCTTCGGCGATAACTCGTGGAATCCCAGGCTTCACTGATCAGCTTCATATCAAGAAGATTGGGGAGGGAGACGGGATCGTGACACTCCTTCCTGCTACAGGTGAGTTTATCGACGATGCAACATCCGCTATCATTCGATCTCGCAACCGTTCGTTCACCTTAGTGAGCGATGCTGCGAACTGGTGGATCCAGTGAGCTTTGATCCTGATAGCGATGCCGGGGCACGAGCATCGACGGAGACTGAGGAAGCGAATCAACTGCTGGATGTAGCGCAGAAGATACTCAAGGTTCTCTTGAGGTTGGAGTTGCACGTAAAATCTATCACCGAAGAGGAGTTCACAGACGATGACGTTGATTAGAGATCCGCTCACTCAGCGGGGGGCACGTGTAAACAATGATGGGCGGCTGCTGACTCAGTCGGTTCAAGAGTCAGGCGAAGCGGCAGCGTCTCGGGAAGGTGAGGCATTTACACTTGGCTCGTCTCAGAGTATACGTGCTCTTACCTATGCAGCGGCAGATGATGGCCCTATCCTATACGTTAGGAACATATCTGCGACAAAGACGCTGGTCTTGGATGGCTTTACTGCTACGGAGTTGGGACCAGGCTTGATCCTGTATCTGGTGAAGAATCCGATCCTTGGGTCTCTCGGAGCTAACACTCCTATCGAGCCAGAGAATCGGAACTTCTCCTCAACCAACGAGGCGGAAGTAGAGGCCGAAGTCTGGGATGATACAGGTTCTCTTGGAATCACTGGCCTGACGGGAGGCGTGGAGGTCGCTTCGTTCCTCCGTGCGGTGCCAGCAGGTACGTTGGATCTGAAGAACGCCGTTCGATTGGGAAGGCTGGACAGTGCCTACTTCGCATACCAGAACCCGACGGGAGGATCCATCTTAGCGTCGGTGGCCCTACGGTTCCACATGGAGGCGCTTGAGGTCTTCTAATGGGAGTTGATCTCATAATCCGCGATCCCCTAAGTAAGAGGGGAGCTAATGTAGACATCTTCGGTGCTCTCAGGACGAGAGACACCGGCTTGCCTCCGTTCGGGAATACGGTAACGGCTATCCCATTCAGTATGTTCTTTCAGGACGAGGCTGGCTCAAGTAATATGGCTGTGGTGGCAACTCCGGCTGCTCCGCTCGAATTTGACATCGTAGCTGACTCGAATCGGGACCGTTACATCAAGACAGTGCAGTTCACTATCGTGGATCAGAACGCTACTCTAACCCAGTTCGGTAACATTGGAGCCCTGGACGATCCTGTTCTATTCGAGTGGGATCGAGAGGGAGAGACTGTGTTGCTCGCCAGTATGATCTCGAACTATGATCATGTACGTCTGGCGGGAGGACAGCCGGCGTTCGGTGATGGTACAGCTTCGTTCCGGGCCAGCAACGTCCTCGGCACGTCTGAGGCATACATACCGATGGTAGACTTCCAACTCATCTTTGGGTTGCCGTGGGGAATCAGGCTTAAGGCGGGGAGTGACGAGACATTACGGATCATAGTTCAGGCTGATACATCTGGCGTAGATGGCTATGATGCATTAGCTCGTGGT